GGATGCGGGCCGCGAATTCGGCGTTCTCGACGTCGATGGCGGCGACCACGAGCTTCGAGACCTCGATGGCGTACGCCGCCTCGGCCGGCGAGCTGACCTCGTTGGAGAACAGGATGCCGAGGACCCCGTAGCCGGTCTGGCCGGGGTGGTCGGGGTGGTCGACGGCGACCGTCAGCGCGATGCTCTCGGTGCCGTCCTCGTGGGTCACGAGGGCGGGGAAGACGTCGGCGCTGTTGAACAGGATGGAGTCCTGCACGATGGACACGAGGGCGAGCACCGCACGGGCGGCGGGCTCGGGCTTCTCGTCGTCGTCGGGCGGTGAGACCAGGCGGACGGACTGCGGGGTTGGCACGGGTAGAACCTCTTTCGGTGGTGGTAGGTGGGTAAACGATATCAGAGCTTGGAGAATTCCGCAGGCGAATGCCGAATCATGTGACAATTCGCGCAGAGCACCTCGAAGCCCTTGTGGTCGCCCTTGACGATCCTGCGGTAGGTGGCCTGGTTCCCGCCGCTTGCGCGGCGATCGGCGTCGCCGCCGCCGTGCGTGTGGTGGATTTGCAGGCACCGGTGGTCGGCGATGCCGCAGTCGGCGCACGTCGCCCCGAGGGCGTCGAGGGCGCGCCGGCGCAGGCGCGCGTTGTATTCGCGCCCTTGCTGGCGGTAGACCTCGCGGTTGGCGTCCCGCCATTCCTTGTTAGGCATTCGGGAATCATACCGGGAGAAACTCCCACAGTCCAAAGTCCAGCCATACGGGCTCGCCGGTCTCCCGCACGAGGATTTGGTCGGGCGCGACGTCCGAGGGCTCGATGCCCACGGTGCGGACCTCGCGCAGCAGCTCGGCGTAGGTGAAGGTGTCGCAGCCGACTCGGCCGGTCTCCCACGCCTGCGCGACCCACGAGACGCCGCGCCATGCCGCCGGGCGGTCGCCCGGCTGGGGCACGTGGGTGGTCGAGCTGGCGGCGGCGAGGAGCGGCGAGAACCGGTGCCGGATGGGGTCGAGGCGCTCGTCGGTCCAGAGCGCGGCCTCGTCCCAGCATTGCGCGGCGTGGACGAGGTGGCGCTCGTGAACCTGCGCCTTCACGATGACGCCGAGGTCGCGCAGCGGAAACTTCCGCCGGCAGCCGCCGAGGGCCCCGTGGTGGAAGATCGGGTCGCGGTCCCCGTAGTGGAGCGCGAGCGCGAGCCCGAGGGGCCCGGCGGGGTCGCCGTGCCACCTCCAGCTCACAAGGGCGGGGTCGAAGCTCACCGGTGCCGGTCCAGGTGGAACGAGAGGTGCCCCTGAGCTTGGGCGACCTTGTTGCCGGGGACGGTGACCTCGAAGCCGCACGAGCACGAGGCGACGGTCTGGCCGTAGGTCTTGAGGTACTTGGCCGGGGTCGGGGTGTGGGTCTTCATTGGATGCCCTCCTGGGCGTATTGGTGGGTGAGTAGACCGTGGGCGAGGGGGTGCGGGTGGAACGTGCGCACGAGGTGCAGCATGTTCCAGCGGAATTCGGCGTCGTGGAGGTGCGCGTGCTGGGGGTCCACGAGCGAGCGGTAGAGGTGCGCGGCCTCGTGCAGGACGATCGAGGCGGTGGTGGGGAGCGCGAAGCGTAGCCGCAGCTCGACCCGGTGGCGGTAGGGGCGCCGGCGGTAGCAGGTGATGTCGCAGCGCTCGAAGTCGGCGAGGGTGACGGTGGCGTCGCGCCTCATGGGGCGCACGGTGGCGCGGCTGGCGAGGGAGGGCGGGAGCACGGCGTCGAGGTAGCGCTCGACGTCGGCGACCGTCCAGAGTCCGGGCTCCCGGAGGGCGCGCCTCCACGTGGTCTCAGCCACGTAGAGGCGGGTGACCCCGAGGTCGCGGCGGGTCTTCACCGCCGGCGCCAGACGACGGGCTGGCCCGTCTTGTTGCAGCGGTACGTGGCGCCGGCGGGCGGGGCCTTGTACCGGGTGTGCTCGTGCTCGCACGAGCAGTCGGCGACCCACGGGCCCGGCGCCGCCTGGAGCTGACTGTCGCAGCTCCGGGGGTCGGCGCCGACCGTGATGGCGGCGACCTTCCACCGGTGCCCGTGGCCGGCGCCGGGGCCGGCGAGCACGTGGGCCACCTCGTGGAGGATGGTGTCGAGAGCCCGGTCCCGGTTGGACTCAAGCTCGAACACCGGCCACGAGAGGCCGATTTCACGGGGCCCGTATCGACACTGACCGGCCCGCCGGCGGGCACGATCCCAGCGGAACGTCCAGCCGGCGGCGGTCAGCCCGTACTCATCGAGGGCGGCTTGCGCCAGCTCCTCGATGTCCTGCTTCGTGAGGACGGCCATCAGTCGACCCGGTGGTCGAGGATCACGAGCCGGTGGCAGCCCTTGAGCGGCGTACGGAGCGTGATGATCGAGCCGTTGTCGAGGTTCTTGGCGTAGACCACGCCGTCCGCCACGTGGACGATATCGAGCGTCCACGAGGCGAGGGGGGCGATGCGGTCGCCGGCCTTGATGTCCTCCCAGGCGACGGGCTCCCACCGGACGTTGCCGGTCTCGGTCACGTGGTTGTTGGGGTCCCAGCTCATGCCGGCACCCCCGCAGCGGCCAGGAACCGGGCCCGGTCGAACCGGGGGTTGTCCCGCCCGAAGGCGTCGGCCACCCGCTGGATGGCCTGCTCGAAGCCCCGGCGAGCGCCGGAGCCCTGGACCTCGGTGAGGTCGGGCCAATCGCCGGCGAGGTGCTCGGCGATCAGGACGTAATCCTTGCGTGTCATGTCTGCCTCCCGTGGCAGGAAATGGATGAGGACCGGCAATTTAGTCTGCCGGTCCTCGTCCTGTCAAATTGAATTTCTCGGCGAGCTACCTCGGGCCCGCCTCCTCGGTCGCGATTCCCCACAGAATCCAGAGGATGCCCACGAGGAAGATCAGCGCAGCGATCAGCAGCTCGATCACCGGCAGTCGCCGGCGGGCTCGGGCGGGCTGTCCTCCTCGGCGCCGGTCGCGACGATGACGCCGACGTGGTTGTGCCATGCGCCGTCGTGGTAGTCCACGAGGTCGCAGCTCGGGCGCGGCGCCGGCGCCCTCGTGGGGGCGAGGGTGACGGCGAGCACGAGCAGGGCGACGCCCACGAAGTAGGCGAGGGTGAACACGGCGATGCGGTGGGCGATCACTCGGGCACCGGCCAAATGGTCACGCCCGACACGATGACGGTGAACCGGTCACGGTCGGCGGCACGGTCCACGAGGCGCCGCAAGAGGGCCCTCGTGCAGTCGGCCTCGTCGCGGCCCTCCACCTGGACGGTGAAGCCCCACACCTCGGGGGCCGGCTCGGGCTCGGGGGCCCACAGGGCCGCGGCCCCGTCGGTCTCCACGTGCTGCCACCCGGCGCTCTTGAGCACCTCGATGGCGGTTTCCACGGCGTCAGCCATGATTTCCTTTCTGCCGGGCCGCAGGGTGCGGCGCCGGCACCGGTGAATTTAGACGGAGCTGGAGGAAATTGCAAATAGCAAAGGGCCCCGGCTTTCGCCGGGGCCCTCGCTCTACATCTTGCGTTGGTTGTGGTACTTCCCGTTCCTTCCTTCCTTGAGGGAGCCTCCTCTCTGGTGAGTGGCGCCGCCGGCCCGGATGGCCGACGGTCGCCGGAGATTATGCGTACGGGCTGAGACCGGGGAGCGCGACCTCGCCGGGGAGCGGGATGCGCCCGCCCACGCCGGGGTACAGCTCGTCCTCGGTCTCGACCACCCGCGCCTCGTGGGGCTCGGGGTGCAGCTCGCGGTCGTTGGCCCGCTCCCACACGTCGTCCTCGGCGAGGTTCTCGGACTTGAAGCGGGCGAGCACGATCCGGCGGGCGTCGTCGGTCACGACGGCCCACAGGGCCGGGACCTCGTAGCCGCAGTCGCGGCACGCCTCATCGAGCCCGTGCTCGTCGGCCTCCTCGAAGACCTCGGCGCCGCAGTCGCAGCGCTCGCCGCAGGCCGTCTGGTCGTCGTGGGAGTGCAGCGGGCGAAGCTCGGCGCCCTCGTAGTCGGACAGCTCGGCCTCGTCGGGCTCGTCGTCCCGCTGGGTGCGGGCGTAGTCGAGGGCGATTTCCTCGGCGCAGGCGTTGCAGGCGACGAAGCCGTCCCCGACGTAGCCGTAGATGCGGGTGTCGATATTCACGATGGCCTCCCGTGGCCGGTGGTGAGTAGGTGGAGGGAAATTAGCACGTGGATTTCGCCGACGCAAACGGAAAGCGCCCCCGGCCGGAGCCGGGGGCGCTTCTGGTTGGGGTACTAGGCGCCGGCCGGCCGGCCGGGTTGTCCTAGAGCTTGACGCAGGGCGGCGCCGTGAGGGGGTCGCCGCCGCAGTCGGGGCACGGGGCGAGGGTGGCCTCCTCGGGGTCGAGGAGGGCGATGCGGCGCCGGAGCTGCTCGGCGTCCCGGAGGCGCTTCTGGCGCTCGGTCACGTGGACCCACTCGGCGGTGCTGTTGCGCAGCGAGGGCGTGACGTAGGCCGGCGGGCTGACGGGCGGGTCGACCAGCTCGTGGTAGATGCCCTGGGTCAGGAACCCTCGGGGATCGACCACGGGCCCGAGCACCCAGCGGGAGGGCAGGCCGTAGGTGGCCTGGAACTTCTCGGCGGCGTCGCGGTCGATCGAGGCGAGCGTCTGCCACGTGCAGGAGGCGGCGCCCACGGTGTTATGGGTGAGGTCCGAGCCGATGCGGTCCCGAGGGCCGGTGACCTTCTCGTGGTACTCAGCGAGCTGCCGGAGCAGGAGCCCCGCCAGTATGCGGCGCTCGTACGCTCCGAGCTGGAGGGCGCCCTCGGCCGGCGTGATGCGGAAGGCGTCGCCGTCCGGGGTGAGGTGGTAGAGGGTGTCTGACATGGTGGCCTCCCGTGGCCGTTGGTGGGTGTCCAGGGGACGGTAGCCCCTGGACACCCGGAAATGCAAATTCAGTCGGGTGGGGCGGCGGCGTAGACGCCGTACATCACGCCGGCGATGGTGGCGTGAGCTACCGACAGGGTGGCCCACACCTGCCGCTGCGCGACGCTATCGCGGTGCGGGTCGTCGTCGGCGAGGGCGGCGTAGCGGCCGGCCTCGGCGAGGTGGTCGGCGCCACCCATGAGGTCGTGGGTCTCGTGCATCGCCTCGACGTAATCGGTGGTGATGGTCATATTTCACCTCCTTCGGTCAGCTTGGGAAGGGCGGGGACGGCGGCGCGCAGCTCGGTGAGGGAGGGCGGCGTCGGGGGCCCGTCGAGGTTGCGGAGTGCGTCGAGGGCGGGGTGCGGCGCCTCGGCCTCGGGGGGCAGGACGTCGAGGGTGTAGCCCTCGTTCCCGTTGACCTTGTGGTAGCGGAGCCCGAGCACCGTGGCCGATTCGAGGCGGTCCTTGAAGGCGAGGCGCTCCAGCTTGTGGTTGTTGTTGTTGGCCCGGCACCACATCTCGTAGTCGAAATACAGGCGCCGGATACCGGTGGTCGCCGACGGGTTGACGACGCACCGGTCATCCAGCCAGGCGCGCACGTTGTCGGAGCGGGTGGCGAAGACGTCGCGCACCGCGATCGAGGTGCGGGTCTGGACGAAACCGCCGGTCCCGAGCACCCACACCAGGGCGTCGAGGGCCGTTTCGATGATGGCCGGGATTTCGGTGCTGAGCTTGTCCACGAGGTGCGGGTCGGTGTGGCCGGCGAAGGTATTGGGGAAATAGAGGGTGTACCACCGCTCGAAATAGCCAGGGCCGGCATCGCGCACGCTGGGGATGGTGTTGGAGGCGGCGAGGAACAGGCCGGGAGGGTTGAGGGGGAACGGGTGCGCGCGCTTGCGCTCCACGAGCACGGGCTCACCGGCGGTGACCTGGAGGAACCCGGTGGTGTCGCTGATGAAAGCGCCCGAGGCGTCGAAGTCGATATTGATGATCTTGTTGTGCAGCTCGGCGAGCTTGAATTGATTGACCGAGGTGTTCATTTCGCGCAGGGACACGTTCGAGGTGTTGCCGCGGCCCACGATGCGACGGATCAATTCGAGGAGGGTGCCCTTGCCGTTACGGCCGGTCGGGCCGTACATCCATACCGCTTTCTGGAGCGGGTTGGAGGGGAGCATGGCGTAGCCGATGATCTGCCAGACGGCGGGGATTTGGGCCTCGTAGCCCTTGAAGACCTCGGCGAGGAAGGCGTCGAAGCGGGGGTGCCGGTGCTGATGGTCGGGGTCGGCCGGGAAGTCCCACGGGAGCTTGGCGGTCGTCCAGTCGGCGGGGCGGTGCGGGGTGAAGGTGGCGGCGAGCGGGTCGTAGGTCCCGTCATCGAAGGGGATCAGGCGGGGGTTCGGGCGCCCCATCCGAGGGAGGCGCGGGTCGTGGAGGAGCAGCGGGCGCACCTCGCGGCGATGCTTGACCCGAGCGTTCCGGCCGAACGCCGTATTGACCACGAGGTCGAGGAGGGACGGGGGCGAGGCGTCGAGGCGCCACCGCTCGACGCTGGGGTCGTAGACCCACAGCTCGTCGTCGTGGCCGAGTGCGAAGGAGCCCGTATCGAGGGCCTCCTGGGCGATGGCGGTGTAGTCGGGGCCGGCGGTATCGGTGGTCACGATTCAGTCTAACCGGGGCTAAATTCCGCATGTTCCCCCTGTTCCCCCCAGCGCTTGTGACGTCTGTCACTTTCGGGGGGTATAAGAGGAAGTCTGGGAGGTAGTTAGTACCACGCGCACCTGCGCCTGTGGCGGTAAATGGCAGGCCAAACTTCCCGTTCTTCCCCCCGGTACTATCTATGGCATGGATTCCACCAACTCGATCGTGCCCGTCGAGCGCACCTGGGAACAGGCGAAGGCGAGCGCGATCAGCCCCGGCGGGAAGTTCAACGAGAAGCGCCGCGCGATCTACCTGGAGGAGCGCCGGCAGGGGACGCCGCACCTCACCGCGCTACGGCGGGCCGACATCTCGCCTAGCACGCATGATCGCTACTCGGCTGCGATCGGCCAGCAATGGAAGAACACCGTCCGGTATGCGGTCGAGGAGGGCCTCGACCCGATCAGGGCGGTGCGTCGGGCTGCTGCCCTAGAGGGCGAGCCGTGGGCGGTGCGTGCGGAAATCGGCGACGGTCGCGCCGCTAGTGGCGGTGCGTCCGGCGGTGAGGGCCCCGCAGGGTCGACCACCGTGAACATTGGCGCCGTCGTCGTGGGCGGCGAGGCGGGGGTCGCCGGCGCGCTCCACGGGATTCTCGACCGATTGCGGGAGCGGGAGCGTGCGATAGCAGGAGGCGACGGGAGCGAGCACGAGAGCGCATAACGCAAACGAGGCGACCGCTCGTGCTGGTCGCCTCGTGCGCTCGTGCGCTCGCCTCGTGCTCGCTGGTCGATACCGCCGGCGGGAGCTGCGCAGCTCGTGCGCTAGCTCGTGCTGGTCGCCTCGCTCGCTGGTCACGAAATCACACTAGTGGAATTCGACCGCTCGTGCTCCCGCTCGTGAGCGGTCGCCTCGTGAGAGCGTGCTAAATCGACGCCTAAGCTCGTGCGAGGGAGGGAGGCGGTAGGTAGGTGCGGGAGGATGGGAGGCGAGCGCAGCGGTCGATTTCTCGCCTCGCTCCCGTCGCGACCGCCGGCGGAAATGTGCGCGAGCTTGAGCGGGAAACGAAAGAGGCGACCGCCTAGGCGGTCGCCTCTCGTGCTCGCTCTCGTGCGCAGCTCGTGCGCTCTCGCTGGTCGCTAGAAATCCTCCGTTCCGTCGGATAGGTGCGCAGCGGGAGCGGGAGCGGGAGTGTTAGCTCGCTGCGCTATGTGCGCAGCACGTAGGTTCCCGCTCGCTTTCCCGTCTAGCTCCCGTCGATGCGCTAGCCAGCAAATAGCTTGCAATTGCTGCGGGAGGATTCCCGCTCGCCTCGCCTCGCTGCGGTAGATAGAGGCGACCAGCGCATAGGTTCCCGCTCGCTCTAGCCATTTATCGGATGGCGAGCGACCGCCTATCCCGTGGAGAGCTATGGCTACAGCATGGCGGTCGACCGTTACCGCTCCCGCTCGTGAGGGATAGAGGATGTTTCGATAGAACGAGCGCACCTTTCGACCGCCTAGCACGAGCGAGGGAGGCGAACCCTCAAGAATGGCTAGCGCTTTCGATATCCCGTCGCCTAGCGCACCTATGCTCTGCGCTTCCTCGTGCGAGCGGGAGGCGACCAGCGAGCGAGCTGCGGAAATGTTCGCTAGCCATCCGATTTGAGGCGAGAGCGCAGCGATTACCGCAGCTCCCGTACTCACTCCCTCGCCTAGCTCGCTCGCTAGCTCGTGCGCTACGGGATACCAACCCATCCCGCTCGTGCGCTCGCTCTCGTGAGCGAGGCGGTAGCACGTGCGCACGTTCTCACGCAGCACGCTCACGGGATACGTGCGCAGCTCTCGTGCGATGCTCGCACGTATGGCGGTTTGCCTAGCTCGCCTCCCGCTACCTACCGCCGGCGGGAGGAAACCGCCGGCGGGAGGAAGCGAGCGCAGCTCTCGTGCTCGCTGGTCAGTAGGCACTAGCGAGCACGTTCTCAAGCGAGCGAGCGTAGATACCGCCGGCGGTCGCCTCTATGCGCTCGCCTCCACCGTAGGTGAGGGAAATCGCATCCTGGAAATACCAGCGAGCGAGAATGGCGAGCGTGCGCTCAAGCTCCCGCCTCGTGAGCGAGCACGTACCGCCGGCGGTAAAGGTTTCCTCGCTCCCGTGTTCCTCGCTGGTCGAAATCCCGCCATCCACCCGGAAATCAAGCGAGGCGAACAAGTCGACCGTATCCCGCTTGAATTCCTCCCATTCCGAAAGCGGAAGGTCGCGACCGCTCGTGCTCTCGATATTGCGACCGATCGAAACGATCACCCATCCCGCCTCGCTCGTGCTGGTCTCGTGCTCGCTGGTCTCGCTGGTCTCGCTCGTGCTCCCGCCGGCGGGAACGAATCCGCCTAGCTCGTGCGAGAAACGGAACGCTGCGGACGGTCGGCAGATTTCGCCCGGATATCCCTTGTGGGCGGGACGGTCGGAAATCGGATTCGTAGGCATTGCTCGCCTCTTTCGTAGGTGTGAGGGAATTTCCCTCGCTCGTGCTCTGCGCTCTCGTGCGCAGCTCACGAGCGAGGGAGGCGACCGCTCGTGCTGGTCGCCTCCCGTCGCTAGCTCTCGCCTCGCTGGTCTCCCGCTCGCCTCCCTAGCGACCATCGACGGTCGATGCTCTCGCTACGTGCGCTCGCTCGCCTCCCGTCGCTAGCTCTGCGGGAGGCTACGTAGCCTCGCCTACGGTCGGTTAGGTACGTGCGAGCGAGCTGCGTGCGCTCGCTCTCGCTCGTGCTGGTCACTTTCCCGCCTCCCTCGTGCTCGCCTCAATCATCGACCAGCGAGCGAAATCCTGCCTACGTTGCCACGCAGCTCGTGCGCTCGCCTCGTGCTCCCGTAGGCGGTCGCCTCGCTGCGCATCCCGCAGAGTGTCAAATCGCATAGCTCTCGCTCCCGTGCTCTCGTGCGAGGGAATTTCCCTCGCTCGCTCGCCTCCCGTGGGCAGGGAGGAAAGCGAGCGAGGGAGGCGAGCACGTGCGCTCGCCTCCCGCCGGCGGTCGCCTAGTTGTCTGCGTACCATTCCGTCGCGACCGCTACCGCCATCGGAACGCTTGAGTAGCTCTCGCTGTAGGTGTGCGACTCCCGCAGCTCTCGCACGTAGTGAGGAAGCTCACGAGCGAGGAATACCTCACCCGTAGACGGGACCCATACCGCCGGCGGAACGAGGAAGCTCTCTAGAACGATCCCGCAGCTCTCGCACGTGCGCTCGCCTCGCTCGCCTCGCTCGCTCTCGTTCTCGTGCTCGCACGTGCGAGGCGAGAAATCCCGCAGCGAGCCGACGGGAGGGAGACCGTCGGCGGATAGGTGCGAGGCGAAACCGCCGAAAGCGTGCCTACCGTCGATGCTCACGTAATAGCTAGGCGTGCATTCCGTCCCGTCGGGACGGGTGAGCTGCGTGGTCACGATTTCGACCAGCACGGGACCGATCACCCAGACTCCCGCCTCGTTCGTTCCCGTGCTGCGTGCTGTCCAGAGCGTGCGAGTGAGTAGCTCGCTCGTTCCTCGTTCGCTGGTCTCGTGGGTCGCATCCATGTTCGCTCTCGTTCCTCGTGCGTCGGTTTCCTGTCGGGTGACACGTGCTCATCGGACCGAAATTCTGTCAAGAGGGAAATCTCAAATAACGCTGTGACCAGCGGAAATACAGCGATGTAGTTCGGCGGATTTCGCGACACTCTGTGCCGAAATCCCCTAGGTGGTCGCGAGCTGCGGTAGGCGCGACCGCCTCGCCTCCCTCCCTCCCGCAGCGGTATCGCGCTCCCGCCTCGCCTCCCGCCTCCCTCGTGCTCGCTACCGCAGCTCGCATATCGGGACGGGAGGCGACCGCCTCGCACGTGCGACGGGAGGGAGGGAGGCGGGAGCTATGCAACGTGATGCATAGGTATGCGCTCGCCTCGCCTCCCTCCCTCGCTGGTCACGTGTTACAGCACGTCATATGAAACGGTTACAGTTCGATGTCATTGAATCAATGGTTGTTCACAATTGGGGACAACTTTCGAGGCGGGGGGCGGGGCGGGGGGCACACCCCCTTCGTGGCGGGCCCGCGCGCCCTAAGTTGGCGTCCACCGGTGCTACGAAATTTCGAGCTGTAACCCGCGTACACTGGCCCCATGCCCACCCACTACCCGCCCGCCTACGACGCCCACGACGACCCCCCGCACCCGGTCCTCGACCGGGTGTTCCCCGTCCACGAGTGCGTCCCCGTCCCCGCCGGCGCGATCTACCTGAACAGCGGCGGGCACGCCTACTCGACCCACGGCACCGCCGGCCCGATCCAGGGGTTCTACGTCCCGCACCTCGACGGCGCAGCGCTGCTGTAGGCTCCCCCCATGCGAGGACCAGCCCTGACCACCGAGGAAATCCGCGACTACCAGCGGCGCGCCGCCGAGCGTGACGCCAAGGCGCGCGCGGAGGTCGAGCGCGAGCGGCGCTCGTGACCTACACGCCTCCCACCGACGATGACCTCGCGGCCATCCAGAACACGGCGGACTACCTGCACGAGACCATCGGCCACCTCACCGAGGACGCCGCCCGCCTGACCCTGGTCCGGGACCGCCTCGCGGTCCCCGCCCCACCACCGCCCCCGGCGAAACCTGCGCTGTCGCCGGTGGGCGTGGTGGGCGCCTCCTCCTGGAACCAGCTCCCCGCCATCCAGCGCCAGGACGCGCTCCACCTGATGCGCCAGGCCGGCATCACCCACTTCCGGCTCGGCGTCCCGTGGTCCTCCGTCGAGCGGCGCCCCGGCGTCTACGCCCTCGATTTCTACAAGACCCTGGTGCGCGAGGTGGTCTACGCCGAGCTGGTGCCGATCATCGTCACGGGCTACACGCCGACCGACCTTCGCCCCGCGGGCGGCGATATGTTCAGCGCCCCGCGCTCCCCCGCCTACGAGGCCCGGTGGGAGGGCTACCTGCGCGCCCTGTTCGTGGCGCTCTGCCCGCTCGGCGCCTGGCGCTACGAGATTTGGAACGAGCCGAACCACAAGGGCCCTCCGGGCATGTGGCCCGTCAGCCCCGGCCTCTACTCCGATATGTGCATGATCGCGCACAAGGCGAGCTGCGACTTCGACCGGCGCATCCGCCTTGTCGCCGGCGCGATCAGCCCCGCCCCCGACAAGCTCCCCAACGCGCTCGGCGGCACCAAGTTCCTCGAACAAGTGTTGCAGCACGAGCCCGACTTCTTCTCCTTCGTGGACGAGTGGTCGCTGCACCCCTACGCCGGCACCACCACCTTCCTCGACGGCCCGATGTGGAAGAAGCACTACGGCCCGACCCGAGCCCTCATGCCGGCCAACATCCCGATGTCGGCCACCGAGTGCGGGTGGGCCACCGCCCCCGGCAAGGGCGTCACCGAGCAGGTGCAGGCGAGCCGCCTCACGCAGGCCATCACCGACTGGTCCGCCCACGAGGCCGGCGTGTTCTACATCTTCAACTGGCGGGATTGGGGCACCGGCGCCGACCGCGACAACAGCCAGGGGCTCGCGCGCCTCGACGGCACCCTGCGCCCCAGCTACTTCGCCGTCAAGAACCTGCTGGTCGGCTGATGGCTCTCCTGCTCGCGCTCGTGTTCGGCTTCTGCTACTGGCTCACCGGCGCCGCCGCGTTCCAGTGGTTGGCCGTCGGCTTCGCCCTCCTGTGGGTGGTCGCCGTCGTGTTCGACGCGATCGTCGGGGACTGAGCTACACTCGTCGCCATGCCGTTCTCCGTCCGCACGATCGCCGTCGCCGCCGACACCCCCGTCGAGGTGGCCGGTCGCGACGTGTCCACGACCGCCAAGGTCAACACCAAGGGCGTGAGCCACACGATCAAGCTGAACTTCATCCCGACCTCGACCGCGGCCGTCGTGCAGATCGCCGAGACCTCGGCCAAGGCGAGCACCGGCTTCCCGCTCCAGAGCACCGACCCCGCGGTCGACACGGTGTTCCAGGGCGACGACGAAATCAACCTGACCCCCAACGATGCGCTGTGGGTCCACGCCACCGAAGCGGGCACGCTGTACGTGCTCGTCGTCTGAGCGGTACACTCGCGACCATGCCTGCAACCAAGACCCTCCGTCCCAGCCCCTCGGCCCCCGGCAAGGAGCTTCCCGATCCGCCCGCAGCGGACGCGACTGCCGACCTCACCTACGTGCTCAGCCTCACCGTCACCGGTGCGGACACGGCCGGTGGCTCGACCGCCGTCTACACCTGGGTGAACTACACCGCCGACCTCACCCCCTGACGATGGCGCTCGACCAGTTCGCTCCGAACCAGTACCGGCTCACCGTCGGTGCCGACGACACCGAGGACGGCATCGCCATCTTCGTCGGCGACGAGGCATTCGCCCGTGTCAGCATCAGCGCCGCAGGCATCGCGGTTGGTGATGGCACCGAGGCGCCGGTCGTGCCGGTCGACACCCCGAGCGCGGCTGCGGAGGACGACGGCACGTACCTGCTGCTCGCCACCGTGACCGACGGCGCGGCCGTCTACACCTTCGTGGACAGCGCCGACTACGTGAACGCGTAGCCGGGTACACTCCAGCCATGAAGTTCCACGGCAAGAACGCCCAGGCGGGTCTCACCGCCCTCGAAATCGTGGTCATCATCCTCGTGGTGATCGTCCTCCTGGCGCTGTTCGGCGCCATCAGCCTCTAGCCCTGCTACGCTGACCAGCCTCGGGAATCTCATGGTGCTCGCACCGGACAGGTACCCGACAACGCGACCCACATCCTGAGCTTTAGGACCCGGCAGTCTGAAATTGCCGGGGGCAACGGGAGTTTCTCCCCGAGCATCGAGAGCCCGCGGTGTTGGCGAGCCGAGTCCTAGCCCCCAACCAAGTCCGTCGAAAGCCTCTCCTCCGGGAGTCGCGAATAGGGGACAGCGGTTGGGGGCTTTCTCGTTGTAGCCTGCGAGTGCCGTGCCTACCCTGCCCAGCGTCGCCGAAATCGAGCGCCTGCTCACCATCGCCACCCCCGAGGAGGCGAAGGAGCTGGAGCACCTGCTCGAACTTCACCTCTCCCTCGACAGCCCCCTCGCGCTCGCGCTGCGCGTCACCCCCAACACGCAGCCCTTCCCGCACACGGTCCTGATCGACAAGTACCTCGTCGCGCTGGTCGAGCACAGCCTCTACCACGAGACCAGCGAGGCGGCGCGGAGGGACGACGCGACGCCTCTAGGCATCGACGTGCCCGCGGTGTGGGTGTGGGACGACGAGGACATCGGCGCCGGCCACTTCGAGCACCCCGAGACCGGCGAGCAGCCGGTCTACAACCTCGGCCTCTCGTGCCCGCCCCAGCACGGCAAGAGCTTCATGGTGAGCCAGCACCTCCTCGCCTGGTACCTGCTCCGCTACCCGACCCGCCACGCCGCGATCATCAGCTACGAGCACGACTTCGCCACCTCGTGGGCCTACAAGGTGAAGAAGCTGATCGAGGACCACAACGAGTACGGCGTCGAGCTGGACGCCAGCACGCGGTCGAAGGGCGAGTGGCTGACCGTGTTCGGCGGCGGGCTCCTCGCCGCCGGCGTCGGCGGTCCCCTGACCGGCCGCTCGCTCCACCTCACGGTGGTGGACGACCCCATCAAGAACGCCGAGGAGGCGCTCTCCGAGACCAAGACCAAGGGCACGCAGGACTGGTGGACCTCGACCGCGAAGACCCGTAATCAGTCCCCCCGCAAATGGCCGGGCAAGGACGCCGAGGCGGGCGTGCGCGTGGTGATGATGACCCGCTGGTCGAAGGCCGACCTCGCGGGGTTCGTCGCGCGCACCGAGGCCGACGAGTGGTTCTTCCTCAACCTGCCCGCGATCAGCGAGGGCATCGACCCCGACGACTTGCCCGAGGGCCACAAGGTCGACCCGCTCGGCCGCGAGAAGGGGATGGCGCTCGCGCCCATGCTCCACTCGAAGGCCGTGCTGGAGCGGACCCGCGAGGCCGGCGACCCCGACGACCCCGGCTCGGGCGGCGCCTTCTGGTTCGAGGCAATGTATCAGGGATATCCGACGGTCGAGGGCTCGGGCATCTTCTCCCCGCCCTACGACTACTTCACCCGACGGAACAACCGTTTCACATTTGCCGACGGCTACGAGTGCTACTACGAGGACATGCGGCATTTCGCCTCGACCGACCTCGCGATTTCCACCAAGACCCGCGCCGACTGGACCGTGTTCATGGAATTGGGCCAGTGTCCCGACGGGCGCCTCGTGGTGGTCGACGTGTTCCGATTTCGGCTCGAAGGCCCCGACCACGAGCCGCGCCTCTACGAGTGGCTCGGCCAGCGGGCCAAGCCCATGTTCGTCTGCATCGAGGACAAGACCTTCGGCACGATGCTGATTCAGCAGGTGAACCGCAAGGCCAAGTTCATCCCGCGCCCGATGAAGGCCGACATCGACAAGCTGACGCGCGCGATCCCCGCCGGCCAGGCCATCAAGAACCACCGGGTCTGGTGGCCGGCCCCGAGCAAGGCCGAGTGGGCGCGCCACATGGAGGCCGAGATGGAGGCGTTCCCTACGCCCGGCGTCCACGACGACATCGTGGACACGCTGGCCTACGCCGTGCAGGCGTGGCTCACCCTCGCCATGCGCCAGGCCCCCGAGCAGGACCACGACACGTCGATGAAGGCCAAGGTCCAGCGCGACCTCCAGAAGCGCCTGCGCAAGCAGGGCAAAGGGCGCGGCCGTCATCCCATCCTCGGCCGCATGTAGCCTACGAGGGTGCCCGTCCTGACGATGAACTTCCCCGTGGGCACCACGGGGACGATCGAATTCATTTGTCCGTTCTACCTGTTCGACAGCGACGGCAACGAGATTCAGGCCCCCTTCTCGGAGCTGGTGACGGTCAACTCGACCGAGGAAACGGTCACGCTCCTGTCGGGCGTCGACCCCGATGTGGTGCCCAACCCCTGGTCCTACACGGTCAAGATCAACCTGAATGGCGCCAACGAATTCATCGCCTACGTCGAAATGCCGCTCACCGCCGCGGATTTCATGGACGTGTTCAACCCGACCCAGCCCTCGACGCCGGAGTATTACGTCCTCAAGAGCGACTACCTCGCGCACGTGGACGAGGTTGGCGGGCCCGGCGGCGGGCTGACCGAGGAGGAGGTGCAAGACCTCATCGACGCCTCCGAGGTGGCGCACGAGGCCGAGGCGAACCCCCACGCCGTGTACCTGACCCAGGCCGAGGCCGACGCGCTCTACGCCGACGCGGCTGATATCACATCCGCTATATCCACCCACTCCGGTGCGGTCGACCCCCACGGGGACCGGGCGTTCGCCACCTCGGCGGTCAACACCGAGGCCGGCACCCGAGCGTCGGCCGACACCGCGCTCGACGGCCGGCTCGATGTGGTCGAGCCCGCGGTCATCGACCACGAGACCCGGATTGACGACCTGGAGCTGGAGGACATCGCCCTCGACGGCCGGCTCGACACGGCTGAGACCGACATCACCGCCCTCGAAGCGGCGGACGTCGCGCTCGACGGACGGCTGGACACCGCCGAGTCGGACATCAACATCCTGGAGGCCGCTGACGCCGCACTCGACACTCGCCTCGATGCGGAGGAGGCCCTGTCGGTCACCTTCGACTCGCGCCTCGACACCCACGACACCGACATCGCCGCCAAGGCCCCGCTCGCCGACCCGACCTTCACGGGCACGCCGGATGCGCCGACGGCCACGGTCGGCACGAACACGACCCAGCTCGCCACCACCGCGTTCGTCCAGACCGCGAGCGGGCTGCTCGTGCCCAAGTCGCTCTACACGGGCAAGGGAGTGATCCTTGCCGCCACCGCCGCCGACACCCCAGCCGCGCACGCCGCGCCCTCGACCGGGCAGTTCATCGTCGGCAACACCGCCAACTCCGACGGGCTAGAGAACCGGGTGCTCGCCTATACGGACATCCCCGCCTTCCCGAAGGGCACGATGTCGGTCGGCACGAAGGTCGTCTCGACCGGCACCGACACGATCATGGGTCTCACCGCCGACACGAACCCCGGCGTCACGGTGAGCCAGACCCACGCCTTCCACTCGGACAGCACCAACCGCTCCCGCATGACGATCCCCTCCGGGCTCGACGGCGACTACCTCTGCATCGTCGCCGCCAACCTGGGCGGCACCGACTCCGGCGGCTCCCGGCGCGCCCGGCTCCTCAAGAACGGGTCGACCCTGGCGACCCTGACCTCGCCGGACGCCCCGGCCGCCATCCCTGCCATCGAGTCGGTGACAGCTATGGCGGTCGGCCTGGTGGCAGGGGACTACCTGGAGGTGCAGGTCTTCCAGGACTCGGGCGGCGCTCTCAACTTCACCATGTCCGGCTTCACGATCATCCGCATCCCCTAGGATGGGCCGGTGACCTCGTACAACGTGACCGCCGAGTTTGGCGCAGGCTCGGCCGGCACGGTGACCTTCCGCCGGCACGTCTGGCTCAACGACAACGGCGTGCTGATCCCCCCGGCCGACGTGATCGCGACCCTCGCGGGCAGCCCTCCGGGGTTCGTCCAGTCCTTGCGCGCGACCACCGAGACGGGCGTCAGCCCGCAGGGCTGGAGCTACGAGGTGATCGTTGACCTCGACGGCCAGGACCAGCTCGTGGGCTCCATGTTCCTCACGGCTGCGGCCGACCTGACCGACGTCTTCCAGTACGTCGCGCCCGAGGTGGGCGACTACTACGCCACCAAGGGCGAGCTGACCGCTTTCGAGGCTGAGGTCGCGTCTGGTTCTGCCTCCCAGGCTGCCCTCGACGCCGAGGAGGCTGCGCGCATCGCCGCCGACGAGGCGCTCGACACCGACCTCACCACGGCCGAGGCCGCGATCGTCACGCTCGACGGCCGTGTCGACACCCACGACACCACGCTCGGCACGCTCGACACCCGGCTCGACGCCGAGGAGACCGCGACCACCGCCCACGACACCCGGCTCGACGCGCTCGAAGCGCTCCCCGAGCTGCCGACCCCTGTCGGCGAGTCGGACGGCGACGTCCTCACCATCGACACCGACGGCTGGATCGTCGCGCCGCCCACCGGTGGCGCCGCCAACATCGTCAACACCGACTCGGACCCCGGCACCACCATCTACATCGGCACGGTCGAGCCCACCGACCCCCCGTACGACCTTGAGGTCGGCGACGTGTGGCTGGACACCACCCCGGCATGAGCTTCGCAGGGACGGCCTACGTGTGGGACGGCGCCGAGTGGCTGCCGACCGCTGCCGGCGAGTCGGGCGGCGGCGGCAGCAACCCTGTCGATGGGTACGGCGACGAACCCGAGATGCTGGTCGAGTACCTGTTCACGGGTGGAGTCACGACCGGCTGGACCCTGGTCGAGTCCTGGAGCCAGTCGCCCACCGACTACCAGTATTCGGCGGGCTCGGGCTCCGGCTACACGGTCATGCACCGGGCGCAGCAGTCGGGCGTGGTCTACGCCGAGACCGACGTCTTCCAGACCCACACGGGCACCGAGTGGGTCGCCATCCGCATCAACCACCCCAACGGCGGCGCCATCTACGACAGCACCGCCGACGGCGCCCTCATGCGTGGCAACGGCGACCTCGCGATCCCGTGGTCTGCTGGGGCCGACGCCTCGATCGGCGCAGGCGACTTGTCGGGCGCTCCGCAGGACTCGTCCGAGCGAGTCGCGCTGGGTATCCATTCGCCCGGAGGCGGGCTTGTCGAGCTGTACGTGAACCGCGTCCTGCGCCAGACCTTCACCGGCTGCACGGCTCGTGTCGGCACCCACATCGCCATCGGCGTCTACAACGGCGGGGCGGGCCACTTCCACAAGGTGCGTGAATACGACGCCCTTCCGTTCTAGACTGCCTCCAACTACCCGAGGAGCGTCATGTTCACCGAAATCCCCGACTTCACCCCGCAGAACCAGGGCGGCGCCACATGCACGTTCTGCGGCCAGCACGCCCGCGACATGCCCGACGGCCGGCGCGCGCGCACGTTCCGCACCCCGACCCACATCCACATGGAGGGCTGGATCGAGATTTGCGAGCGCTGCATCGTGGAGGCCGCGGTCAAGGTCGGCATGATCCCGACCGCCGAGGCCGAGGAGCTGCGCGCTCTGCACGAGGCTGCCGAGACCCACGCCGAGAAGCTCCTCCACGACCTGGAGGACCAGCGCTCGACGGTCCGCACCCTCGCGCAGTCGCTCTCGGTCGAGGCCGAGGAGCAGGCCGCGAAGGTGAAGAAGTCGTACGACCGCGGCTACGAGCAGGCCCTCGCCGACGCCAAGGCCGAGAGTGCGGAGCTGATCGGGTGAGGGCCGCACAGGTGCAGGCGCTCATCGACGCGCAGAACGCCGAGCGCGACCTCTGGTGGCGCCAGCTCCAGGCCGAGCGCGCATCCGTCGAGAAGGAGCGCGAGGCGTGGGCCGAGGAGCGCAAGCTCCTGCTCAACGCCGCCGTCAGCAAGGGCCAGAGCGAGTTTCTCGCCCGCCAGCAGGCGAGCAAGCCGGCGCGCCCGGCACCCATCCATGACCTGCCGGTCGAGGCCCGCGAGGCCCGGCCCCGCGTCATGGGTCTGTGATCCGCTAGCCTCATACCGTGGCGACAGACCAGCGGCAGGGCCCGCAAGACGAGCAGACCGCGCATGATGCCAACCCGGATCGTCCGTTCGACGCCGCCAAGGTCCGAGCCCTGTACGACCAGGCCCTCCGCTACCAGCGAAAGGCGAACCAGGAATACTGGATGAACAGCGCCTTCCTCGAAGGCCACCAGTGGCTCTGGTGGGACACCCACTCGCGCTCGATCGCCGAGCTTCCTCGCGACGAGGACCGGGTGCAGGCCACCATGAACCGGCTCGCCCACAGCACCCGCTCGATCATCAGCAAATACACCCAGCGCGAACTTGGGTTCGAGGTGCTCCCCGACGCCGGCACCGACGCCGCCATGACCGGCGCCAAGATCGCCGAGGCCGTCATCGAGGGCGTGCGGAAGTCCCACGATTGGGAGGTCAAGCGCGAAATCGTCGGCCGCGCCGCATGGAAGGCCGGCACCGCCGGTATCTGCGTCGATTGGGACAAGAACGCCGGCGCCCCGCTGTTCGACGGCGGGCTCACCGCCGACGACCCGAACCAGCGCGCCGCCGTGGTCTACGAGGGCGACAGCGTGGAGACCGTGCTCTCGATCGCCGAGATTGCGCTCCAGCCGGGCGTGAAGGACGGCGAGACCGGCACCTACTGGATCAAGGCCGTGGCCCTCCCGCCCGAGGACGTCAAGGGCATGTTCAGCCTCGACAAGCTCCCGCCCGCCGACGCCTCGGCCGGGCTCACCCCGTTCGCCTCGAAGCTCCTCGCCTCCCACAGCGCCGAGGGCAACGAGGAGCGGCCCGACCTCACGCTCGTGCTCACGTACTACGAGCGCCCGAACCCCGCGAACAAGGAGGGGCGGGTCGCCATCGTGGTCGACAACAAGTTCGTGGACGGCCCCAAGGCGTGGCCCTTCCCCTGGACCGACCGCCTCAACCTCGTGCTGCACCGCGAGACCCCGAGCGAGACCAGCGCGCTCGGCACCACGATCCTGAGCCAGGCCCGGTACTCCCAGGTCGCGCTCAACAGCGCGTGGTCGAACTACCTGGAGCACCTCAAGAACGCCGGCAACGCGCGCCTGATGATCGACGCCGCGAGCCTCGACCTGATCGACGCGCTCACCGACCTCCCCGGCGAAATCATCCCCGTGCCCACGGGGATCGAGCGGCCCGAGTGGCTCCAGCCGGCGCCCATCGCCGACGCCCTGATCCGGCTCCTGGAGGAGCTGCGGATGGAGATTGACGACCAGCTCGGCATCCACGACGTGAGCCGCGGCACCGCCCCCGTCAACATCGAGTCGGGCTACGGGCTCTCGATCCTCGCCGAGCAGGACAACAGCCCCGTGGGCCGCATGGTCAAGGACTCGGCCAACCTCTGGTCGAAGGTCGCGAGCATGGTCCTCAAGCTCTACGAGGACAACACCGAGCACCAGCGCACCACGACGGTGAAGGCCGACAAGTACGGCCCGAAGACCGTCGCCTGGTCGGGCGACAGCTTCGCCGGCCAGACCGACGTGTCGATCCCCCTCGACGCGATCATGCCGCGCAGCCGCGCGGCGCAGATGGCCGTGGCCGAGAAGTTCGTGCAGATGGGGCTCGTGCAGGACATCGAGACCGCGGCCATGATGGCCGAGCTGCCGGGCCAGAAGGACCTGATCGCGGCCGTCAACCCCGACCTGAACCGCGCGCGCAACGAGAACTTCAAGATGAGCCAGGGCCGGCCGGCGCTGGTCGCGCCGTTCGACAACGACGAGGTTCACATCCGGGCCCACGAGTCCGAGATGAAGAACATGGAGTGGGACGACGCTCCCGAGGAAATCAAGGCGATGTTCCTGGAGCACGTCCAGCAGCACCTCACGATGGCTGCCGAGAAGGCCGGCAAGGCGCAGGCCCGCGCGCAGGTCTCACCGGTGCTCGCCACCGCGCCGGCCCTGTCCGGCACCCCGACCATCCCCGCCGAGGCCCTGCCCGACGGGTCCCTCGTGGACGCCGGCCCGCAGGCCAGCCTCCCGATGAACGCGCAGGAGCCGACGTCGATGGACGCCGCCGTCCCGCCTGGCGCCCCCGCTCCGCTCGAAGGCATGGGCATGGACAACAGCCAGCTCCCGCCCGAGGCAATCGCGGCCGCTGAGCAGTAGCATGTCGAGAACCAACCGCCCCTACCCAAGGAGTCCAGCGTGACCATGACCGAGCCGGCAGGCGATGCCGGCGCCACCGAGAGCAGCAACGTGCTCGACTGGCCCGACGCCAGTGACATCGGCGACGAGGTGTTCGAGGAGACCACCGAGACCGAAACCGCTGACGAGCCCGCCGAGGAGACCAGCGAGGAGGCTCCCGCCGAGGAGACCACCGAGGAGCCGGCCGAGGAGGCCGCGCCCCCCGTCGAGACCTTCGATCGCGAGTACGTCGAGAAGCTCCGCAGCGAGGCTGCCGAGCACCGGGTCCGGGCCAAGGAGGCCAACGAGGCGTTCGAGGGGTTCGATGAGCCCACCCGCGCGGAATTCCTCGACATGGCCCGCGGGCTCAACGACCCCGACCGCCACGTCGAGGTCGCGCAGAAGTTCTACGACGTCGCCAAGCGGGTCTTCGACCACTACGGCATCGAGACCCCCGAGATGGTCCCCGACCCGAACCGGCCGCTGACCCCCAAGCAGCTTGAAGACCGCCTCCAGCAGGAGCGCGAGGAGCGCGACCTGGCCGAGCAGACGAGAATCCTCGACGCCGAAATCAAGTCCCTCGGCTACGAGACCGGCACCCCCGACCACTTCGCGCTCATGCGCATGGCGTGGGCCCGTGAGGACGGCTCCATCCAGGAGGCCCACAAGGCCGTCGAGGCGTGGAAGAAGGGCATCATCACCGAGTGGGCTAAGCACTTCCAGGAGAAGCAGGACCGCCACCTCGACACCGCCCCGCAGGTCGGGCTCGCCCCGGCCGAGGCGCCGGCCGAGGACCCCACCACCTTCGAGGGTGCGCGCGAGCGCATGAACCAGATGTTCAAGGACCAGGCGTAGACCTCCTCGCTACCGGAGGACCGGAGCCCGGCCGCAACAGCGGCCGGGCTCTTTCTATTCCAGGATGTTGCAACTTCTCGCGCGGGTGGGCATGATGGAGAACGCGAAGCCAGAAGAAGGGCCAGGAGCCCTTCGAGCAGAGGTCCGGGTGACCAAGCTCAAGCGGCAGTAGCAGAACCGCAAGTCACCCACGAGCACGGCAATCCCGCCGCGCTCCCTCCGCTCCTGAAAGGGCAAGCAAGCTCATGGCAATCACCGGCCTGAATCTGAGCGCCGCAAGCGCCGCGCTCAAGGACGTGTACCTCCCCGTGGTGCGCGACCAGCTCAACCGCTCGAACTGGCTCCTGAGCCAGATCGAGAAGAACACCGAGGACTTCGAGGGCAACCGCGCCGTCCTGTCCCTGCACGTCGGCCGCAACACCGGCATCGGCTTCCGCGCTGACGGCGCGGACCTCCCGACCGCCGGCAAGCAGGCGCGCACGACCTCCTACGTCGGGATGCGATACAGCTACGGCCGTATCGAGGTCACCGGCCCGACCATCAAGACGATGAAGTCCAACAAGGGCTCCTTCGTCCGCGCGGTCGAGTCGGAGATGAAGGGCGTCGTGAACGACCTCAAGCGCGACTGGTCCCGTGCGCTGTTCGGTGCCGGCAATGGCGTCATCGCCACCGCCGACGACACCGCGGCCAGCACCACGGTGGTCCTCCAGGCGGGCACGACCGACGCCGCCTGGCGCACCCTCAAGGAAGGCGCCGTCATCGACATCGGTACCGTCGCCTCCCCGACCTCGGTCGCCTCGGCTCGTACGGTCTCGGCCGTCGACCAGGACGCCGGCACGTTCGTCGTGTCCGGTGCCGCGGTCTCCACGACCGATGGCACGCACTTCATCTTCCGCTCGGGTTCGGGCGGCGACGGCATCGAGACCGTCGGCCTCCAGCAGATCGTCAGCCAGGCTGACGACAACTTCCAGGGTGTCGACACCGGGGTCTACCCCGTGTGGGCGGCTGCCTCGGTCGTGGACGCCAACCAGGCGACCCTGACCGACACCCTCCTGGAGGAGTCGCTGGACGAGGTGGACATCGTGTCCGGCGAATTCCCCGACATCATCGTCACCACCCACGGCGTGGTCCGCAACTACGCCGCGTCCCTCAAGGACAACAAGCGCTTCACCGACACGGTGACGCTCAAGGGTGGCTTCAAGGCGGTGTCGATCGACACCCCGGCCGGGCACATCAACCTGATGCGCGACCGGGACGTGCCCAACGGGTACGCCTACATCCTCAACACGAAGCACCTCTCGCTGTTCGTCCTCTCCGATTGGGAGTGGATGGACGATGACGGTGCGATCCTGTCGCGGGTGAGCAACAAGGACGCGTACGAGGCCACCTTCTACAAATACGCGAACCTGGCGACGGATCAGCGCAACGCCCACGGGCTGATCTTCGACCTGGCCGACTGACCGGCACGCGAGTAGTTCCCAGCTCGGGTAGGGGCTGGTGAAGTGAGGAGGGCCCCCGGTGGTGGACCGGGGGCCCTTCTGTTTGTATAATGTGGGATGCCTACAACCACCACCTGCCGGCAATGCGGCAAGGACTTCCCCTGGAAGCGCGCCGTGCGCGTCTGCTCCGACGAGTGCCGCCTGGCCCGGCGCCTGGAGTACCAGGGCGCGTACCAGCTCCGTACCTACCACGAGCTGCGGGCCGCGGCTGTCGAGAAGCTCGGCGGCACCTGCGCGTGCGGGGCGACCGAGCGGCTGGAGATACACCACGTCCACGGGGGAGGCGACCAGGACCGCGCGAAGCGCTCGCGCAACGGCGTGCTCCGGGCGGTCGCGGCCGGCGAGCCCGGCTTCGCGTTGCTCTGCCGCCCCTGTCACCTAGAATCCCACGCATGAGCTTTGCCCTACCCACCACCACCCGCAGCGGCGCGCGCCGCTGGCTCGACCCCGCCGTCCAGGACGTCGCGCGCAAGATTCACGACGGGGACCCGACCGTAGGCTGGAGCGGTGACGAGCGCCTCGGCCTGTACCTCGCGACCGAGGGCCCGTACGCCGGCCAGTGGGAGCTGGTGAGATTCCCGGAGGACGGAAGCCCCGAGATGATCGTCGCCCGAGCCAAGCCGGGCGTCGACATCCGTACGCTGCCGGCACACCTGGCCTACCACGACATGCGCCGCAAGGGCGCCGTCGAGGACATCGAGAGGGACGCGATGGTGGCCGAGGCGGCGCACAAGGCGATGGAGAAGCAACAGGTGGGTGAGGCCGTGGACACCTGGCTCTCGCGGGCCACACGCCACGCCGGCCCCGCGCCGCAGCGTGCGAGCTAGGCTGTCACGGTGAGCTACACCCTGGCCGATGTGTGGGACGAGGCACTACTGCGCATCGGACTCCCCGAAGATGATGGCTACCTGACCCAAGGGTTCAAGCGGGTGGCTGTCTCGACGGCGCAGCGGGATGTGGCCTCGCAGGTCGATTGGCCCGAGCTGGCTGTGGAGATGGAATTCACCGTGTCTGGTGATCCGCCCTACGACCTGCCTGCGATGGAGAACTTCCTGCGCCTCCAGTGGGTGGCCGTCGAGCACGGCACCGGGACGGCCACGCAGGTCAACCTTCTCCTCCCCAAGCAGCGCCGCGAGCTGCTCCAGTACGACCACCAGACCGCGAGCCCCAACACGGCCCGGTACTACTCGGTCGTGTCCGACGGGCTCGGCCAGCTCCAGCTCCACATCGCGCCGCGCCCCGCCGACGACGAGGTGGTGCGCCTGAGCTACATCCGCAAGCCGACCAAGATCAGCAACGACACCGACGAGCTGATCGTCCCCGACCACCTGATCGAGGCCGTCGTGATCCGCACCATGTACCACGTCGCGGTCCGCAAGGGCGACCTCGACCGCGCCGCCGAGGCGCGCAACGAGTGGATGGAGCAGCTTCGCTACCTCAAGGACGAGGTGCTCACCTCCCGAGGGCCGATGCGCCCGAAGACGCGCGAAGACGGAATCTGATGCGCCAGCAGGCGAACAAGCCGACGGGCTCGGCCGTGTACGAGGACTTCTCCCTCGGCGACTACGGCGTCGTGCATCCGCGCTCGGGCAAGGCCGGCTCGTTCCACGGGATCAACGTGGTTGTTTACCGGGACGGCACGCTCGGGCCCCGCAACGGGCTCGTGCAGCAGCCGCTCGCCGGCGCGAAATACGTGGACGGCGCGCTCAACATGCTCTACTTCGGCGTCGAGCACGAGGTCGCGACCCCCCGGATGGTGTACGGCCAGGGCATCACCCCCAAGTTCTTCGAGGTCGAGGACATGACCTCGCAGAACCCGCAGACCTTCACCGGCCCCTCGGGCACGCCCGACCCGTTCGTCTTCGCCGCCGACACTCCGACCAACGGGAAGGTCGCGGTCCTGGAGCGGCTCGGCTTCAATATGTATTGGTCGCCGCTCGGCGACAACACCTACCTCGTGGACGCCCTGTCCGACGAGGTGGAGACCCTGACGGGCACCAACCAGTCCTTCGGCGCGCACGACATCGTGGAGTACCTCGACCGGCTGTACCTCATCGGCATCGGCGACGGCGCCTCGAACCGCGGCTACAAGGTGGTCTACTCGGACCGCGACGACCCGACGAGCTGGCCCGACGAGAACATCTTTCTCGTCGGCTACGCCTGGGTCCTGAGCCACGGTAACCGGATGCTCAACGGGCTCATCATGTCCACGCAGGACGAGCGCTGGTACCTGCTCCAGGGGACCCCGACCGACGGCTCGCTGCGCAACGTCGCCTCGGGCCGCGGCCCCCTGCTCAACAGCCACGGCGGGATGCTGATTTACAAGGACCGGGCCTGGTACCTCGCGAGCGGCGCGCCCGGCGGCGCCTACCCCTGCGTGTTCGACGGGCAGGACAACGACACCGAGACCTACAAGCACCTGCGCGGCCACCTCGACGGCTCCGACAACATCGGCGGGCTCGTCTGCGAGACCGACGGCGACATGCTGTTCGTGGACAGCGAGGCCAACGCCCTCATGTTCCACGAGGGGGCCTGGACCCGCCACGAGTACGAGGTGGGTGTCGGCGAGTGGTGCTCCTCGTACGACGACCAGCGGTTCTACCTGACGGTCGACGGCACGGTCTCCACCGAGCCGATCTTCTACCGCTCGACCTTCGCCATCGAGGGCCCGCCCATCAAGGACTCCCTGTGGCAGAGCCCCGGCGACGGGAGCGACACGCCCGTGGACGCCTGGGTCGAATTCCCCGAGGTCTGGCAGGAGGACGGCTCGACGGCCAAGCCCATCACCGTCACCCTCGAATTCACGAGCTACGACCAGAACGTCGCGGCCACCGCGCACATCGCCTGCGAGGTCGACGTCATCAACCGGTTCGGCATGGAGTCGACCGAGACCATCGACGGCGGCGCCTGGGACGAGTCGGACGCCAGTGTCGCGAGCACCGCCGACGGCATCCGCCGCAAGCACATCTTCCGCCTGCCGGTCGCCCACCAGGGCGCCGCTCTCCAGCTCCGCTTCACCGACATCCGAGGCGTGAAGATCGAGCGCGCCGTGCTCGACTACGAGCTGGGGAGTCAGCTCGACCGTGCCTAACTTCGACCAGCTCTGCTTCGAGTACCGCACCCGCCAGAAGGACATCCCGTGGGAGGACCCCGACGCCGCGCGCCGCATCCTGGAGCAGCGCGATCGCGAGCTGGAGGACTTCCTGACCGAGCTGTGCAACCGCACGAGCGGCACCACCGAGGCCGGCGCCCGCTTCCCCGTGTACCCCGGCGAGGGCGACTTCACCGGCTCACTCCAAGCCATCCTGTGGGACCCCGCCCCCGTCGCCTGGTCGCTCGACTACGACACCTTCTTCGCCGTCGAGGCCGGCAACAAGGACCGCGCGGTCATCCGCACCGCCGGCTTCTACACGGCCACCGCCACGATCTACTCGCCGCAGGGCGGGACCATGTGGGGGCGCGGTATCGCCATCACGGCGGACGCCGCCGGCGAGGCGGGCAACAGCTACGCCGTCGCCGGCGAGACCATCGTCAGCGGCACCGAGTCCTCGGTCACCGTGGTCACCTCGTACGCGATGGAGGTCGGCGACTACTTCCGGTTCCAGGTCGAGGGCGTCCTGGCCGACACGTTCGAGGCCGCGCTCACTATTGAGTACGTGGCCCCGTACGGCGGCACGTTCGTCGCCTCGTGCGCGTGATCCACCGGGCGTGGGAGGGCCTGTCGCCCTCGTGGGTGCTGTGGACCGAGGAGGCCGTGCGCTCCACGCACCCCGGCGCTCGGGTCCGCACGGCCCGCCTCGACCCCGCGCTGCCGGGCCCGACGCCGGCGCGCCGCTCTAACATTCACCGGCTGAATGTTCTGCTCGACCAGGGCGGGCTCTGGCTCGACTGCGACGTCGTGCCCCTGGCGAACCTGCTCACCCTGTGGGACGAGCCCTGGATGGGCTACCAGAACGGGAAGCTCCGTCCGGGGATCGCCTTCTTCCCCGAGGGCAACCATCCGCTCGTGGCCGAGACGCTGGAGCGCGCGCTCGCCGACCCCGGCACCGTGCTCGCCAACCACGTTGCAGCCTGCAAGCCAACCATCCGGCCCGAGCCGAGAGTCCTGCCCCACGACGCGAAGGGCCGGTGGGTCCTCGGGAACAACCAGGAGCCTCTCGCTGTTCACCTCTGGCTCTCGTCCGGGCGCCTGATACCCTAGAGCCGTGGCTGGCATGGGACTACAGGTCGATCCGATCGCGGCGCAGGACCCCGAGTACCTCGCGTTCATGCGAGGTGCTGGCTACTCCGAGGCCGAGGTGCTCGCCGAGCTTGCCCGCAAGCAGGGCTCCCTCCAGCGCCAGCTTGAGCGGAGCGCGCCGCGCTTCGCCGACGAGCTGCGCACCACGGGCGAGGCCGTGAAGAACGACTTTGAGGGGCGCGGGCTCTACCGCTCGGGCGGGCGCATGGTGCAGCAGGTCGACGCCGAGAACGCCGTCCGCCGGAACGAGCAGGAGTTTCGCTTCGGCATCGCCGACCAGCAGGGCGACCTCAACAGCGCCGCCATGCGCGACATCGCCGAGGGCCGGCGCCAGGCGGCGGACATGATGCTGACCTCCCGCCAGACGGCCGCGATCAACGCCGCCAACGCCAACACGGGCGGGATGCCCACGGGCCACACCCTCGGCCCGGAGCCGGGCAACGGCGGCGCCCCCGGTGGCCGGCCGCTCCCCGCCTCGAACCCCAACTCCAGCAACGCCGGCCGCACCCGGTACGACAACTTCCGCCGGAACACGCTGCGCGGTCGGGTCGGCCCGACCAACGGACGATCGCCGAGCGCCTACTGATGGCTCCAGAAATCGCTGAGACCCCCGTAGAAATTCGCCAGAGCCCCGCACGGGCCCTGTGCGCCACCGTCGGGCACTACGCCTGGCTCGCCCTGCGGATGGGAGCCCTCCGACATGGCCGGTAACGCCCCTTTGCCCGCTTTCGCCGGGGTCAACACGAGCACCGACGCGCAGAAGGCCGCGCTCGGGTCGATGATCGCTGCCCAGGGGTCGGCCGGCGCCGCCAGCTTCAAGGCCGAGCAGGCCGTCCAGCAGAAGGCGGCGGACATGGCGCGCGAGCAGTTCATCGCGACCAACCCGAACATCGGCAAGCCCAACATGGGGAGCGCCACCGGCCCCGGCCAGCTCACGCAGATGCTCGCCGCCCGCGCCGCCGCCCCCGGCCAGCTCGGGTCCGCGCAGATGGGCCAGGCCGGCACCGAATTCAGCAAGTACGCCGGGCTCATCAGCGACGCCAACGGCTCCTACATGGACGCCGTGAAGGGCGCCGCCCCCATCGTCCAGGCGCAGACGCAGAGCGAGGTCGCCGCGATCCAGGCCGAGATGGCGCAGAAGCGGATCGACCGCCAGTACGAGCTGAACCAGCGCGAGGAGGACCGCCGCTGGCAGGAGAAGACGCGCGGCTGGGACATCCAGGACCGGATGCTCGCCGAGGCCGCGGCGAAGAAGAAGCTCGCCGCCGAGGAGAAGGGTGACCCCGAGGCGTACAGCTCGCGCGAGGTCGGCGACTCGCTCCGCTGGAGCGACGACAAGGTGCGGCAGATCACCAGCTCCGACGTCTACAACGACGTGATGCCGGCCGCGCGCAAGGGTCTCGCCGCGCTCGGCCCCAACGCCGACCGGAACATGATCGACGGCATGGTGCAGTCCATCCTCAACAGCGAGAACGACGATGGCGTCGTCTACGGCAAGCGCCCCGACATCAAGCGCATGATCGTCAACCAGCTCATGGGTCTGGTCGAGCAGCCGATGGAACGCTACAGCCCCGGCGCCGGCGGCGGCGGCGGCGGTGGCGGTGGCGGTGGCGGTGGCGGTGGCGGGGGCGACCTGCCCACGGTCCCGCAGCCCCGGCCCACCCGCCAGTCCATCCTCCGGCACGCCGGCGAGGCCCAGGGCCGGCAGCACGAGGAGAGCCTCCCCGTGCGGGTGTGGGAGACCGCGCGCGAGGGTCTCGGCATGGGCGACCAGAGCGTCGACCGGACCAAGGGCGCGAACTTCACGATGGCTGACGCGAAGCGGGCGACCGACGATCAACTGTGGGCCGTGATCGGCCTGGGTCGAGCCGGCTCCTCCGACTACATCCTCGCCAACATGGAGCTGGAGAGACGGCGCAAGGCTGCCGGCGGCAACGACGGCGGCTCCGGGCGTGGCGCCGGCTTCCTCCCCGGCAAGTAGCCTGTAAAGCGTGGCTGTCAACTCGTCGTTCTTCGGCAACTCCTCCGGCAGCAGCGGCGGGGGATTCTTCTCCCAGCAGTCGAGCGGCAGCGGCGGCTACGGCAACGCCTACGGTGGCGGCGGCTCGACCGAGCTGACCCCCGAGGAGGAGGAGGCCGCGAAGAAGGTGACCGCGCGCCGCAACCAGCTCGGCGCCGTCGCCCGCCTCCAGCGCGGTAACGACCGCGACCGCGAGATGGCGAAGAAGTACCTGGAGGACAACCAGCACCTCTACACCGACGACGAGCTGGCCGAGTACGGGCTGGAGAAGCCCGGCGACGACGACCGGTCCCTGTGGGAGAAGGCCAAGGGCGGCGCGATGGGCGCCGTCACCGGTGCGATGGGCGTCATCAGCCGGCCCCAGCAGTTCATCGCGCACTCGCTGAACACGGTCGGCACCGGGCTGGCCGGCGCGGTCGAGGTGGCCCAGGGCGACATGAAGGCCGGCGACTTCTTCGGTGGCATGAAGGAGATGACCGAGGACACCTTCGGCTCGCTCACCGACATCCAGGGCAAGGGCGACATCAACACCCGCGAGATGCTCAACCTCGACAAGAACGCCGGCGGCTCCGGCTGGGTCGGCGACTACGTGATCGGCGGGCTCGACATGGCCGGCATGATCGCCACCGACCCCCTCTCGTGGATGGGCGCAGGCGGCACCGCCGGCGCACGCGCCGCCGGCATGAAGACCGTCGAGAAGGCCGCGGCCGAGGGACTCGTGCGCGCCGAGCTGCCCCAGCTCCTTCGCACCGCGGGCCGCAAGGCCATCACCGCCGAGGAGGAGGCCGTGCTGCGCCAGCTCGCGCGCACGAGCGCCGAGGAGGCAATGGCCGGTCAGCGTGGCCGGCTCGCCACCAAGTTCTTCCGGGGCAACAAGGACAAGACCGGCGGGGTGTTCACCCGCTGGAAGGAGGGCGCCATCCACGACGTCGCCACCGGTGCCAAGGAGGAGACCGGCCGGCTCAGCGCCCGCTACTGGTCGCCCACGGGGCTCAAGGACGAGGCCGGCAACCGGCTCGTCGGCGCCGCCCGTGTCGGCGAGAAGAACATCGACGCCATCCTCGCGGGTGGTCAGCGCGGATTCAAGTTCGGGGGCCAGACCCTCGTCAGCTCGGCCAAGTACCGGGGCCCGCTGGAGAAGGCGCGCCTCATCAACTCGCGCCCCCTCGTGGAGAACGTCGAGCGGGGCCGGGCCCTCACCGAGGCCGACGAGGTGGCCGCGTCCATCGCCAAGGCCGAGGAGCACGCGGCCCAGGCCGAGGCCGGCAAGACCGCGTGGTCGAGCAAGTCGAGCGAGGCTCTGCCCGAGGCCGTCGCTGCGCGCGACGAGGCCGAGGCCGCATGGAAGACCAAGGCCAGCGAGCTGAACGACGCCGACCCCGAGGTCTACGTCCCGCCCGGCATGGTGCCGAACCCCGACCTGCCCAAGGCCAACCAGGACTACCTCCGCACCGAGGCTCGGCTCAAGCAGCTCGAAGCCGAGATGGCGAAGCTGGACGAGGCCGACCTGGCTCAGGAGGCCGAGCGCAAGGTGCTGACGGACCAGCTCAAGACGCTGCGCGAGAAGCGCTTTGAGGCGTCGGTCCTCATCGCCGACCAGACCAGCGCCTCGGGCCGCGACGTGGCCCGACAGGTCAAGGCCACCGACGAGGCTGCCGGCTGGCAGCAGATGGAGGACGACCTCCAGCGCCGGCTCGATGAGCTGGACGACAACGACGACATCGGCGACCGGCTCGCCGACCTCAACGAGGAGTACGAGCGGGTCGCGCTGGAGCAGGACCAGTACGCGACCACCCCCAAGGAGGTCTACGCCGAGGGCCGGCTCGACCCGAACCCCGAGCTGGACGTGCGCAAGCGGTTCCCGGTCGAGGACACCAACGTGTACGAGAGCGGCGAGGGCATCAGCCCCGGCACCAAGTCGATCACCGCCAAGAGCCCCGACGGCAAGGGTCTCGGCACGGTCGATTACTACGTGGACGAGAACGGCGTCGTGCAGATCGACAACATCACCACCGTCAAGCGGGGCGAGGGCCACGGGAAGAAGCTCATCGCCAAGGTCGAGGAGGAGACCGGCCAGCCCGCCTCCAGCTTCGGCGCCGGCGATGGCGTCGAGGAGGGCTCCGAGGGGTTCTGGAAGTCCGTCACCGGGAAGGACACCGACCCCGACACCCGCCAGTTCATCGAGCCCAAGATGGACGCCGCCGGCGCGCTCGGCACCAAGAGCGAGGACGAGCTGCTCAACGAAATCGGCGACATGATCGCCGCCCCTCGTGACCCCAAGGCCGCGGCGATGGACGAGGCCCAGCGCAAGATCGACCTGCCGCCCGCGCACGAGGCGTACGGCGGGTACATCAGCCAGACCCCCGAGGGCACTCTGACCATCGACGGCGAGCCGGCCGAGAAGCTCTACCGGGTCGTCAGCAACGAGGAGTGGGCCGAGGCCCAGCGCACCGGTAAGCTCGCCGGCGGTGAGGGGAGCGGCTACACCCGCGCCTCTGCGCTCCCCGACCAGCGGTGGGTGCAGGAGGGCGGGCACGTTGTCGAGATTCGGTACGACCCCACCGATGCCTGGTCCGCCTCGGCCGAGGGCTACGCCGCCACGAAGCAGCCGATCGACCTGAGCAAGGTGCGCGACGTCGGCGGCGAGGAGCAGGCCAGCCTGTTCGCCAAGAACCAGGACTACGCCGCCGCGAAGAAGGCTGAGCGCCAGGCTGCTTTCGACGCCGAATACGGCGAGGGCGTGCCCGGTCAGATCAAGGAGGGCGATTTCACGATCGACCTCGGCGGGCCTAAGCCCGAGGCGCCCGCCGCCGCCCCCAAGCCCGCCGCCCCCGAGACCCGCAAGAGCCTCGCGGCCCAGGCCCAGGAGGCCGAGCGCGAATACAACCGGGCCCAGCGGGTGGTCGACCGGCTGGAGAAGAAGGTCGGGGTCACCGCCGAGAAGCAGGTCGCCCGCGCCGAGCGCAAGCTGGAGCGCCTCGCCGAGCGGCGCGCTCGCCTGGTCGAGCGCCAGGCTGCGCTCGATGAGCGCATCCCCAAGATGCCCGCGCAGGTCGAGGACTTCATCCCGTCCCGCATCCCCGGCGCGACCAAGACGCAGAACGTCCTCCGCAACGCCTTCGTCACCGGCGCGCGGGTGGCCGACCAGCACGGGGCCCGCACCGCCCAGGCTCTCAAGAACCTGCGCGAGCTGGCGCTCGGCACCGCTGAGTCCCGCTCGAACCAGGCCGTGCGCACCCTGCGCAACGTGCTCCACAGCGCCGCCGGCGAGGACCGCGCCTTCCTGGACGAGCTGCCCGACATCTACCGGGCGCTGGAGATGGGCAACGCCGACGAGCTGGCGATGCAGATGGCCGAGGCCGGTCGGCCCCGCGCCGCCGAGGCCATCCGCACCTTCCGCAACATGAACGCCGAGGACACCAAGGCGGTCGTGGACGAGGGGTTCCTCCCCGAGGACTGGCTGTCGCGCGCCGGCGGCAAGGAGGGCGGCGGCTACATGCACCGCCTGGAGACCAAGGAGGCCCGGAAGCTCCGGGAGGAGACCGAGCGCGGCACGCGCCGCGGCTCGCCCGCCCGGCCCGCCTCCATGAACAAGGCCGACCAGGACATGGGCGCGCTCCACGCCCGGACCTCGCACGTCGGCGAGGTGCTGAGCGACGACCTCCAGGCGAGCTTCGCTGCGGAGCGCGGGCTGCCCGAGGGGACCAAGGTCATTGACGACAACCCCGCCGCCTCCATCGGCCAGCACCGTGTCGACCTGGAGCACAAGCGCGCCGCGCGCGAATTCTTCGAGGGCGCCCAAGAGCTGACCGACGACGCCGGCCTACCGCTCGTGACCAAGGACGCCGACCTGGCGCGCACCCACGGCTACGTGAAGGTCTCGACCCCCGAGGGCGACCTGTGGGCGCCGCCGGCAATCGCCGATGAGGTCAACCGGTTCCAGGATGTCGTCTACAACGACGAGACCATCAAGGCGTTCGGCGCCGTGATGGACAAGACGATGCGGATTTGGAAGGCGCACGCCACCGTGCCCCTCGTCGGCTTCGCCTTCCACGCCCGCAACGCGCAGACCAACATGATGCTCAACTGGATCGCCGGCGTCGAGAACCCCGTGTGGTACGCACGCTCGGCCAAGCTCCAGCTCAAGCTGGAGAAGGCGATGAAGCAGCTCGGTCCCGAGACCGACATCGAGACCCTCCTCGCCAAGGGCGGGCTCACCGCCAAGGAGCAGAACTACGTCAAGCTCGCGCAGAAGCACAACGTGCTCGCCACCAGCCAGACCGCCATCGACCTCGCCGACCAGGGCGGGTCGAGCTACGCCGCCCAGCTCGGCACGCGCGCCGCCGAGCCGGGGCTCAAGGGCCGCGCCAAGCGGGCCCCCGGCAAGCTCAACTTCCTCAACCCCGAGACCTTCGTCGGCACCACCTCGGGCCGCATGGTCTCGGGCGGGCTGGAGAACAACGCCCGCCTCGCCCACTTCATGTGGGCGATGGACAAGTACGGCGACGCCGAAATGGCCGCGCAGTCGGTGAAGAAGTACCTGTTCAACTACGCCGACCTGACCCCGTTCGAGCGCCGCGTGATGAAGCGGACGATCCCCTTCTACACCTTCATGCGGAAGAACACCGCGCTCATGCTCAAGAGCACCGCCGAGAACCCCGGCAAGATGAGCCGGTTCGCGATGGCGCAGGAGCAGCTCCAGGACAACACGCAGGGCGGGCCCGACTTCCTCAAGGGGAACCTCATCCCCAACTACGTGAGCGAGATGGGCCAGGGCCCGACCAAGGCGCCCGGCTTCGGCGGGCTCACCACCTCGATCGAGTCGCCGTGGTCAGCCGCGTCGGAGGTGCTCGCGCCCGCCGGCGAGATTGCCGGCATGACCCCCGTGCTCAACCGGTTCGTGCCCGGTGAATTCAAGGGCAAGGGCCCCGAGGAGACCGCGCTCAAGCTGCTCAACATCCCCGGCGGTCCCGTGGCCGAGGCGCTCAAATACACCGCCGAGCGTGCCCTCGGGAAGGACACCTTCACCGGCGCGCCGGTCAAGACGATGAACCCCCTCGGTGAGACCCTGCGCCTCACCGACATCTTCGCGCCGTCCCCCTCGAAGGTCGCGCGCCTCGGCGACAAGGTGAGCCAGGGCGACGTGCTCGGCACCCACAAGGACCCCGTGCAGGGCGACGAGCGCACCCGCCGGCGCCAGGCCGCGGTCATCAACGCCCTGTTCGGCCTCAACACCAACGCCGTCGGGCCCGAGGCCACCGAGGCCGAGGTCACCCGCCGGTTCTACGAGTTGAAGGACTACCTCGACGTGCGCAACAAGTTCCTGGAGCCGGGCGAGAAGGGCTACATCCCCACGATCGAGGAGCTGCGCGAGGAGGGGATCATCCCCGAGCTGCCCAGCAAGAGCAAGGGCGGCGGCGGGTACGGCTCGGCCTACGGGGGCTAGACGGCGGGCGGGAAGCCGTCGTCGGGCTCGGCGAGAACCTTGCCCAGCGTGACGCCGGCCTTGAACTGCTCGTCGGCGACCTCGGCGGCTTCCTTCGCCGGCGTGGTGACGAACTGCCGGAGCAGCGCGCCGATCACGATGGGCGCCCACACCTTGTAGCTGGAGAGCGGGACGTCCTGCGGCCAGACGGAGTAGATCGCGAGCGCGATGGGGAGCAGGACGACCAGCTCGCGACGGATCGCGTCGAGGGCCTTCTGCGTGAACGGGACGGTGGACTCGGGCATGGCCTGAGCCTAGCGCGGTTTGCGCGTGACGCGCATGGTGCTGGTCGGGGAGACCGACCGGTTCCGCCGCTTGGCGACCTTGCGCTCACCGCTGGCCCGCGACTTCTGCTTGCGCCGGGCGCCCTCGCCGAGACGCTCGCTGCCCTTGGGCGGGGTCAGCAGGTACATGCCGGCCTCGATGTTGTCGTAGTCGTTGGTGTCGAGCGGGATCACGACCTTGGAGAGCATGGCCGGGCTGTTCTTGTAGCGGTACACCGTGCGCGACGTGCGCTCGAACAGGACCCACGTGTATTTGTGGGTGACCCACACGGCGTCGGCGTCGGTGCCGCGCTTGCACGCCTGCGCAGCAACGCAGTCGCCGCCGTCACCGCAGCGGGCGCGGGCGATGTCCTTGTCCTTCACGTAGAGCGGGTAGGTCTCCTGCGCGTCCCGGACCGAGAGGTCGTTGGGGGTGAGGTACCGCTCCCCGCAGGCGTCCAGAAGGTTCTGGAGGATCGTCTGCGTGCGGCCCATGTGGACCGCGTTGCGAGGCTCGGGGGTGGGTTCGGGCTTGGGTTTGCGTGCCATAGATTTCATAACGCTACCGGGCGCTCGAACATTCCCGAGCTACGAGGCAACGCGCTCGACCCAATCATCGAAGGGGTTGCTCGGCTTCACGTACTTCTCGGCGAGGAAGTCGGCGAGCGGGAGCCCCTCGTATTTCTTGCAGAGGTAGTCGAAGCTCACCTTCATCAGGTCGCCGTAGCCGTTCTCGACCTCGTGCAGCATGACGATGCCGCGCCAGTACCCGTTCCCCTGCGGGCCGAGGTACGCCTCGTCGTGCAGGTACCCGGTGCCGCACACGAGCCCCATCTGCCGGCCGGCACCGGTGGTGCGCTCGGCGTAGTCGAAGACCTGCTGGTGGCCCATCACGAAGCTGTGGCCGAGGGTCTTGAGGCGGGTCGCGACGACGCCGCCGTAGGCCCGGCCCGTCATCGGGTTGTAGAAGTAGTGGGAGTACGCGATGCCGTCGAGCACGAGCACGTCGAGGAACGGGTGAACGATCCAGTCGCGGGTGTCGAAGTCCTCGAACCCGAGCGCGCCCTCCAGCTTGGGGTCGCTCTCGATCGCGCGCATGATGCGGTTCTCGTGGTTGCCCATGAGGTAGTGCTTCTCGGGGAAGTACCCGTTGTCGGTCTTGCGCACCCGCTGGTTGTGCCACGTGGTGCTCTGGTCGAGCGCGGTGAACCCCTTGTTGCCGGCCACGATGTCGTCCTTGTAGCGCCGGCCCTCGGCCTGGAGCTTGCCCTTGTCGTAGTGCGAGAGCGACGGCATGTCGTAGTGGTCGCCGATGTGGATGATCTTCTCGGGCCGCTTCTCCAGGGCGTACTGGCCGATCCACTTGAGGTGGTCGGTCGGCACGCCGGGGCGCACCTGCGTGTCCGGGATGATGAGGTGCTTCACACCCTGGCCCAACGTCACGAGCCCGTGAGGTCTTCCCGAACCTGGCGCTCGACCTGCTTGCAGTCGGGCACGGGGTTCTCCTTCTCGTAGTCGATCGCGGCCTGCTCAACGATGCTCGGGCCCTCGTCCTCGGGGGCCTGGTTCAGCCGCTCCTCCAGGGCCCGCAGGTACTCGGCGGTCCTCGGGTCGGTGAGCTGCACGTACTCGGGGAAGCTCGTCAGGTCGATGCCCCGCTGCGCGCTCGACGCCACCGCGATCTTGCGGAGGGTGGCCGGGAAGACCGTGCGGAATTCCGCCTGGCCGCGGCACTCGGCGACGCGCGACTCGACCCGCTCCTCCACGAGGGCGGTCACGACGGCGGCGTTCTTCTCGGCCACGGTGTTCGTCCGGTCGACCGAGACCCCGACCGTGGCGAGGAACACGAGCACGGCGAACACGATGCTGATGGTCGTGCGCCAGCGGTACCAGAAGGTGGTCACAGCTCCCACACCCCGGCCCAAATGAGCATGACGCGGACGAACAGGACCGTCACGCAGAACGCGATCCAGACGATGGTCGCCTTCCACTTCCAGGTGAACGCAGCGCGCTCAGCCGCCGTGCTCACGAGTCGTCCGAGTCGTCCGAGGACGTGCGCTGGCGCTTCTCGTCCACCCGGAGCCATACCGGTAGGCCAAGCAAGCCTGCTGCCACAAGCATCAGTGTATGACGTTCGGCACCCCGCTGGAGGAATGTCTCGTTGAGCAGGATCACGGTGCCCAAGGCACCCAGGAAGGTGTCGCGGGTCAACCGCTGCGCCCAGCGGGAGCGTTGAGGGGCCACTCATCAGACCGACTTGTTCGGGCGGTCCGACACGATGGCAGGGTCGAACCCCTTGCCGAGCGTGTTGATCGCCCGGTTGGTCGCGTTCGTGATGTCGGCGTTGAGCTTCACGCCGAGGGCCTCGATGGCGGCGAGGGTGGCCTTGTGGTCGTCGGCCTGAATCTTCTCGACTCCGGCGATGATCTTGAGGCTGTCGGCATCGGTGAAGGGCACGCCGTCATTGTAGTCACCGGAGAGAGCCGGCAGCACCACTCGCTGTAGCTGCTCGATCCGGCGCCGGCCGGGGCACGCCTTGGCGACGGGCGTCCAGTAGCCGGGCGTGCCGAACTGGATGTGCCAGCCGAAGCCGGCGCCGTCCCACGTGGGGGTCAGCCGGTTCGGGATGCCCCACTCCTTGTGGGCCCAGGCGCAGAGCCGGGTGATGGCCGCGACCTGATCGGCGGACCAGGGGTCGTCGTCCCAGGCGCCGCGCCGCACGTACTCGATGTGGTTCTCGGTCTCGACGGAGAAGGCGAAGGGATTGGCCTTGTAGTTGGCGTCCATCCGTCGGTTCATGTCGCCGTACTGCTCGACGGTGCCGTCGGTGCCGATCCAGAAGGTGGACTCCAGCGAGGAGGACCGGCCGAAGAACCCACGCAGCGAGCCCACGCCGGCCTGCGAGTGCAGGATGCCGATGCGGGGGACGATGGTCGGCTGGCTCTGGTTCTCGGGGAGCGGGAGCCACACGGCGTCGGGGTAGCGGGTCTCGGGCACGGGCCCAGGCTACCTCGTGAGCAGGTAGGAAAGCTCGGCGAGCGGGAGCATGGCGAGGTCGGTCTTCTCGGGCACGTCGAGGATGCGGACGCTCGCGCCGTAGCTGGCGAGCGCCTCGGCCCAGCGGAGCGCGCCGGCGCGGCCGGCCTCGTCTCCGTCGAAGGCAATGCGGACGTCGCGGCCCGCGAGGGTCACGGCCTGGAGCGGGTGGGACCCGACCCCCGTCGGCACCCCGAGCGGGGTGTAGTCGGACCAGAGGAGCGCCTGGTTCGCGGCCCACGTGTCGGTCTCGCCCTCGCAGAGGACGACGGTGCGGTCGGTGTGGCAGTCCCACCATTCGCCGTAGAGCACGCCCGAGAACTGGCCCTTGCCCGGAGGCGAGAGCGCTTTCGTGAGCGCGGTCCGGTGCTTGTAGCTCACGAGGTCGCCGTCCCGGTTGAAGTACGGGATGATGATTTCATCGAGGCGTGAGCCGACCGACCAGCGCCCCACGAGGTCGCCGGCGGTCAGCTCGCGCAGCGCGCCCTCGGCGTGCTTGTGGGCGAGGAACCGGTCGATGGCCTTGCGGTCGTTGAGCGAGGACTGCGCGACGAGCGCGCGCGCCGCCGTGCTGTCGAACGTGCGCGCGACCCCCTCGGTGGGGCCGGTCCAGTCGGACGCCTCCAGCTCATCGAGGAGCACGAGCGCGTAGCGCCGCACGTCGGAGAACGAGGGGGACGCCTCGGGCCAGGCGAGCCGGCCGATCAGGTCGAAGACGTCGCCCCGTGCGCCGCACGGGAAGCACCCCCACCGTTCGAGCCGCTCGCCGTAGACGTCGAGAGATGGCTCACGGTCGGGGTGGAAGGGGCAGACAGCGGCCCACCTGCCATCGCCCCCGTCCTCGACCGGTATGCGGTACCGGTCGAGCACGTAGACGATGGGCAGGCGGGCCTTGATGCCGCCGGCGTCGAGCGCCCGCAGGTCCACGAGCCCTAGAAGGGCTCGGGGACACCGGTCGACGGGTCGACCGGGACTGCGGGTGCCGGCGCCGCCGGTGCGGGCACCGGAGCAGCCGCCGGTGCAGGCGCCGGAACCGGCGGGGCCGGCGCAGGGACGGGAACCTGCGGGGCCGGCGCCGGAGCGGGGGCGGGAGCCGCCGCGACCGGCGCGCCGGTCGAGAGGCTGATGTTCTTGAGGTTGACGAAGGGCTTGCCGCCCTCCTTCTTCGCCGCCGTCAGGGTGACGTCGGCCTGGAACGCGCGACCGACGAGCTGCTCGGCGACCTGCTCCAGCGTGACCGCCGGGTCCGAGTAGTAGGTCTCGGGGATGCCGAGGCTGTCGAACATGCGGAACAGGAACCCCGTGCCGGCGGGGTTGCCGACGCCGAAGTTCTGGTTGACCCAGCCGGTGGTGCCGGCCTCGGGGCCCGCGGTGATGCGGAGCATCAGCCCGAGGGTGGTGGTCTGCTTCCCCTGGTTGTCGCGCAGGTTCCACTTCTCGATGACGAGGGCGTGGTTGCCCTCCGGGAGCGAGCCGAAGCTCTGTCCCGATTCCTTGGCCTGCTTGAGCAGGTCCGCCATGCTTGTGCTGGTCATACGGTTGCGGCCTCCTGGCTGCTGTTGATGACGGACAGGATGTCCGTCAGGGATGGGTTGGTGATGCGCCCCGAGGGCCAGTGTTCCGACACCTCGTGGATGTTGGACTTGGCGACGTACGGGGTGCCCGCTGCGTCGATCACCATGTCGCGGTAGCGCGCCTGGCTCGACGGTTCGATCTGACGGGAGAGGTAGCCCACGATGTCGAATCGGTAGGGGAGTTTCTTCCCGAGCTGGCCTCTCACGTACGGCTGCAACACGCCGTCCTTGTTCTCTGTTCCCGCGCCGACGTAAATCACGTCGATGGGGTTGGTCGCGTGCCGGCGCCAGTCCTTCATGGCGAGGATGTAGTCGTTCATCCGGTCGTAGATGACGCCCCAATCCTGGAGGTCAGCCTGGCCGGTGCCGCGCACATCCTCGACCAGGCGGTCCTGGCCGTCGGTGATGGAGTCGAGCCCCACCGCCTTGAAGTAGTGCTGGCCGCTGTCGATCCAGAGCTTGGCGTTGGTGAGGTCGCGCATCGACTGCACGTCCACGACGACGGTCGTGTCGGTGGTGATGGCGTTGGCCTCGACATCGGGCGGCGGCTCGGCCGGGTTCCACCAGACCTTGTGGCCGGGGCAATGCTCGGCGCGGCCCTCGGCGTCGAGGTGGAGCCTCGGGCCGGGGGCGCTGTAGAACAGCCACGATTTGCCTGCGCCGGCGGGGCCGTGGCAGAGGATCGTGAGCCTGCGGGTGGAGTCGGTCATGGGGTAGTGGGGTCCTCTCGGGTCGTGAACCATACCGCCTTGGCAGCCTGCCAGTCATCACCCTGATCCATCATCGGACACAGGTGGATGAAATCGCAGTCCCAAGAGCAATCTCGGTTCGGGGTTGGGTAGAGCCAGTCATGGTGAGCGTCGGGGTCAGCCTCGACCGCCTGCACCGAGGCCACCATGCGGCTGATCGTGCCGTACAGGTGGCGCTCGTGGAGGGCCCGCTGATCCTCCGAATATGTTACCTCGTGTCGGGCGTAGAACGGCGGCTTGGCCTTGGCCGTGCGCTGGACTTTCTTGAGCTGCGTGTGGCGGAAGGTGTGGACCTTCTCGCCGAGCACGTGGTCGAGCACCCACCCGTAGGTGAGCTTCTGGTCATCGAAGGCCAGGGTCGCCGGCGGGTCGAGCGACGCGACGGTCTTCCAGTCGTCCACGGTGATGAGCCCGGACACCCGGTTGCGCACGATCAGGTCGGGACCGGCGGTGATCCACACCTCGTCGCCGTGGAAGGTGCCGGCGAGGCGCTTGTACCGCTCCTCGACGTGCAGCACCTCCTCCTGCGCGTCGGCGCCGGTCTCGTCGCGCCACTCCTCGAAGCCCTCGACCATGCGGTCGACCAGGAAGTAGACCTTCTCCCACTCGGGGGACAAGACACCCTCGCCCTCGTGCCGGCGCTTCTCGTCGGCCAACGTGGCGCGCCAGTCTTCGCCCCGATAGATCGAGGCGACACCGAGGTGTGCGAGGGTGCCCACGTCCCGTTGGCCGGTGAGTGGCTTCTCCGGGTCACGCTCGGGCTCGACACCATCGCCGGTGCCGGTCCCGTAGCTGAGCCAGAAGGAGCGCGGGCATCGCTTGAATTTCTTGACGGCGGACATGCGCCAGGTGCGGACGGTCACAGGTGTGCCACCGCCTTGAGCGCGCCGGCCGCACCGAGCAGCTCGTGCGCGAGCGCGATCGCCTCGTCGGCGGTGAGATACGGCCCGCCCATGTCCCAATCGTCGTGGCTGATGCCGGCGATGGTGAGCAGGCGCTCCCTCGTGCCGTCGTCGTGCGGGCGGTAGGCGTCGGAGACCTCGACGGTGTACGTCGCCATCACTGGAACTGCCCGAGGTCGAGCACGTACTCGCCCGCGCCGCTGTCCCAGCGGAGGTCGACCTCGACCGGGAACCGGTCGACCTCGACCGCGATCGACTTCACGGTGAGGTCTCCCTCCTCGTGGTTGGCGACGTGGTTGGCGAGGTTGTGCAGCGCGTCGAGCTGCGAGGTGGTGAGCTTCACTTCCGGCCCTTTCGTTGGCGGTACTCGGCGATGTATTTGTTCCACGCCACCTTGCAGCGGCGGCACGCCTTCTCGCCGCGCCGCTGGTGCGCTCGGTAACCCGCGGCCGGGGTCTCCGGCTTGAACAGGGGGCACTCGCTCACGGCCGGTACCGCTCGGGCAGGTGGCGCGCAGCGAGCGCGCGGCGCGGGCCCTTCATCGCGCCGACGGCGCGGCTCACGCCCACCATGTAGCGGTGGGGGAGCGGCTGCTTGGCGTCGCCCCGGCTGAACGCCACGCCCCGGATACGGTCGTGGAAGAACACGTAGTCCTTGGGCTTGAGCACGAACAGCAGGGCGTCGTCGGTGATCGGCGCACCCTCCGGGTACTTGGGCGGGGTCGGAACGGATGATTGCTGCACGTTGGTATTGAACAGCATCAGTACCGCTGCAATTCCCGCTTGATCCAATCGGGGTCCTGGAGGATGGCCTGCGCGGTCTCCTCCTTGTAGGCACCCGAGCGGAAGACGCTCTCGTCGTAGCTGTTCACGCTCACGACGTCGATGATGTTCACGTAGTCAGCATCCTGCCCGATGCGCCGGCACCGACCGTCGGCCTGCACGTTCTCGATCAGCTTGAAGCTCCGCTGGAGCATGAGCTGGTGGTGCGCAGCGGTGAGCGTGATGCCCTCCGACATGGCGCCGTAGGTCCCGAGCAGGACGCGCAAGTCCTTGCGCTGGAACCCGTCCTCGGCCATGCGCCGGGCGCCCTCGTTCTGCGCGCCGGTGATGAGCCCGTACGGGATGCCGAGGTGCTCCAGCTTGCGGGCGCACAGCTCGATCAGCCGGCGCGACACGGCGAACACCACGAGGGAGAGCGCGGGGTCGTGGTCTTCGAGCCAGTCCACGAGGGCGTTGAGCTTCGAGGAGGGCTCCTCGAAGGAGACCAGCCGGTTCTCCTGGTCGAAGGTGGGCAGGGCGCTCGCCATCTGCAAGAGCCGGAGGCTCTGCTGCATCGGGTCGGTCGCGGCGATGATCCCCGAGGGCACCTTCGCCAGCATGTCTTTCTTCATCGCCTTGTAGGCGGTCTCCTGCTTGCCCTCCATCTCGACCCACAGCGTCGAGGGCACGACGGGCGGGAGCCCGCCGGCGCCGACGATCTGATCGAGGGTGCGGCGCAGCATGTAGGGCTCGGCGATGCGGCGCAGCTCGGCCTCGGTGCGGGGGTTGAAGGCGCGCACCTTCTCGACCTTGCGGCCACCGCCGGCGAAGATCGCCTCGGTGAGGCAGTACCGGTCCTGGAATTTCACCCGGCTCTGGAAGTCGAGGGGCGCGACGGTGTGCATGATCGACCAGAAGCCGATCGGGTCGGGGATCGGGGTGGCGGTCGTGACCCACACCCGGTCGGCCTCGTGCGACACCGCCCACAGGGCGCGTGTCTGCTTGGACCGAGGGTCCTTGGCCCGGTGCGCCTCGTCGGCGATGACGGTGGGGATGTGGACGTTCAGCTCGCCCGGCTCCTTCTCCTTCTCGGAGCGGGCGGTCGAGCCGTAGGGCGCGAGCTTCGAGTGGTAGCGCAGGCTCTCCCAATTCATAATCAGCACGCCGCCCTCGGAGGTGAGCCCCTCCTCGATCAGCTTGCGGCGCTTGGCCGCGCTGCCCGACACGACGACGGGGTGCAGGTGCGGGGCCCACTCCTCCAGGTGTCGGGCGTGGGTCCACTTCACGGTGCGGGGGCACACGATCAGGGCGGGGAAGGCGTCGGGCTTGAGCAGCCCGAGCGCGACCGCCACCATCACGCCCTTGCCGCTGCCGGCCTCGTCGGTGATCGCGCCGCGCGCCATAGCGGCGAGGTAACCCGCGCCGGATACCTGCGGGGGGTAGAGCCCCTCGGTCCAGGCGGGCGAGGCGCCCGGCTGCCAGACCTTGAGCGCCTCGACCCAGCGCTCCCAGCGGACGCGCTCCTCGGCCCAGGCGCGCACCGCCGGCGTCATCGCCAGCTCGTGGCCGAAGACCCCGCGGCAGGCGAGGGCGGTGCCCCACGAGGGGAGCCCCGACCAGACGTTGGTCTTGTGGTTGAACGTGAGGCCGGGCACGAGGCGGGCCAGGTCGTGGTCGAGCGGGCCGACCTCCAGCCAGAGGCGGTCGTCGTGCAGGTCGAGGGTGGCGCTCATTCGGTGGACTCCATGATCTTGTTGAGCAGGTCGTGGCCGACCTGGCCGGGCTTCCCGTACTTGCGCACGAGGTAGGTGAGTAGGTGGCGGGCGGCTTCCCGTGCGTGCCCGTCGGGGGTCGTTGCCTCCCACCCGAGGGCACGCAGCTTACCGTCGTCGGCGAACGCTCGCTTGCTTCTGTCCTGAATTTCAAAGGGCCAGCCGTGCTGCTCGCACAGCCCCTCGATATAGCCGATGATGCGGAGCGCGTCGACCTGCCGCGATTTCTTGTGGGTGTTCTGGTCGAGCACGTAGTCCTCGATCACCACCTCGGGGATCGCGCCGGCGCTCGACCACATGCGGAACGCCTCGTAGAAGTCGAAGCGCCCGACGATTTCGCCGAAGCCGAACTGCTCGCCGTTGAACCAGGCGAAGCCGGTGGCCTTGCCGGGGTCGATGGCGAGGAAGAAGAACGTCTGCTCGTCGGGGACGGAGGTGGGCATCAGCGGCACCGCTCGCTCGGCTTCTCCATGCAT